GAAAGTTCTGTCAGTGGGCTGATAAGAAAGAGAACGTAATCTCTTGGGCATCAGAAGAAATTAATATACCATATGTTTCTCCTAAAGATAATCGTATTCATAAGTATTATCCAGACTTTCTAATCAAAGTAAAAGAAAGTAGTAATAGAATTAAAACATATGTGGTTGAAGTAAAACCAAAGAAACAAACTCTTCCACCAAAGAAGAGAAAGAGAATAACTAAATCATATATCTATGAGTGTCAAACCTATGCTGTTAATCAAGCAAAGTGGAGAGCAGCATCTGAATTCTGTAAAGACAATCGTATTGAATTTAAAATCATCACAGAAGACGAACTAGGTATCAAGTAATGACAGATAGTTTTGGTTTCAGTAGCAGAGACCCTGCACAATTTGCTAACCGAATAGAACCAATCAAACAAGATCTAGAGTCATCAAATGACCCAGAAGATTTAATGTTGATGATCATGGATGCTATCAATGATACTGTGACACCTATACCAGAGGTAGGAAAGTTCTATACCTTTGTATATAATGCCAAGACTCCTGGAAAACAATACGATCAACACCCACTGATTGCTTGTACTGCATTAGAACAATGGGGATTCAAAGGTATCAACTATCATTGGAATGCTAGTAGAAATTACACTTGGAATGAACTTGCAGGTCAACTTTATATTGTAGAATGGAATGAACTCGATGACCTTCTTGCAGTTCCTTATGCAAAATACATACTAAATAGATAAAAGTATAATATAAATGGCAGCAAAAACCGCCACAAGTAAAATAGCTCCTGTAGTAATAGGTTCTGGTAGAGGTAAATCTACTACCTATATTTCTACAAAAGTTACAGGGCCTGATAATAACGGTAATTTTACTTCAGAAATAGTACAATCTGATAATGCTTCTGGTGGTGGTGCAAAAACTATTGGAAGTAGAGATTCTAATGGTAATATAAATTGGAATAGTGATGCATCAGGAAAAATAAAATTAAATGAAAATAAATTTAAAAAGGCATCTAATAATCAAATAAGTTCTCTACAAAATGAACTTGCTACAAGTGCAGTAGATAAACAAGCATTGAATGCAGCCGCTGGTAAAGGAAATCAAGATACTACAGACGGAAACACTGATAGTAGTCAATCAAAACCTACTCCTACACCAAGAGATCAAACTGGTGGATTGAGTGGTGGCGAGAAAGGAGAAGATGTTCCAAGAGAAAGTTACGGTGGAACTCTTTGTTATCCAGTTGCTATGAGAAGAAGTTTACAAGATAACCTAAAGATAGATGTCCTAAAATTTAACCCCAAAGGATTTGATGGTGCAAAATCAAAAGATAGACCTAAAGGAAAAACAATAGGTTCTGCCATATTACCAGTTCCAACTTCTGTTCAAGACGGTAACCAAACCAGTTGGGGGCAAGGAACTATGACTCCAGCACAAATGGCAAAAGCAAATGTTGTTAGATCATTATTATCTTCAGGGGGTGGTGAAAAAGCTGCTGGTGCTCTTGGAGATATAGCAGGAGATGTATCAACAGATGGTCCAGAAGTATCTGAAGCACTAGGAAGTTTCTTTACCGAACAATTAACTGGTACTGAAGATATACTTGCTAGAACAACAGGTGCCGTAGCGAATCCAAATATGGAATTGCTTTTCAAAGGCCCTGCTTTAAGAACATTCACTTTCTCATGGAAGATGAGTCCAAGAGATCAAAAAGAAAGTATTGTGATTGCAAAAATAATTAGAATGTTTAAACAATCTATGGCACCACAAAAAACTGAAGCTGGTTTATTTTTAAAAGCACCTAATATATACCAACTAACATTTAATAAAGGTACTGGATCACATAAATTTCTACCAAAAATAAAAGAGTGTGCTTTGAATAACTGTGCTGTTAACTATACTCCTGATGGTAGTTACATGACATATGATAATACTGCAATGGTTGCTTTAGAAATGTCATTATCATTCCAAGAAATGGAACCAATTTATAATAATGATATGAGTCATGATTGGGATAGTATAGGTTATTAAAATGGCAAAAAATTATTTCTCACAACTACCAGATTTTGAGTACGTTAATCGTACTGAAGATGGAAAACGTATATCAGATTATACTCAAGTCAAGAATCTTTTTAAGAGAGGAAAACTTAGAGAAGATATCTTCCAAGAAACAACATTCTTTGAGAAATATCAGATACAAGGTGATGATCGTCCAGATAATGTTGCACAAAAAGTTTATGGAGATGCTGCTTTAGATTGGGTAGTACTTCTATCTAATAATATTATCAACCTCTATGAAGAATGGCCCTTACCTCAAGCATCATTTGATGCATATCTATTAGAAAAATATAATAATAACTATGACACTTTATATAATAAAATACATCATTACGAATCTAATGAAGTTACAAACAGTCAAGGTGTTGTAATATTTCCTAAAGGTATACGAGTTGGTGCAGCACAAAGTGTAAGTTACTTTGATGAAGTAGATAATCAACAAGTAACTGTTAACCCTGTATCAAAAGGAATTACTAATTATGATTATGAAAGAGACCTCAATGATAGTAAAAGAAATATCTTTTTACTTAAAGGAATGTATTTAAATATTGTTTACGATGATATAGAAAAAATGATGAGATATAAAAAAGGATCTACTCAATACGTGAGTAAATCCTTAAAACGTGGTGAAAATATAAGACTATTTGATTAACTTTCCGCTAATGCTTGAAAGTATTTGTAAGCATCGTCTTCATCTGCACTAGATGATGCTACTGGAGCAGCAGCGACGGCTTCCTCTGCCTTACGGGTCTTGAAGTCAGGTTTAAATGAACCACGACCTTCACTTTCATCCTCAAGATCCTCATCTAAACGACGTGGAGCAGGACGACCTTGACCTAACACATACTTCAAACGCTTTTCAAGAACATCATATGTCTTGAACTGGTCTGCAGCAGTAACAGCAGTAAGTGAATACTGCTTCTTCCATAATGCTTCTAGTGCATCGTCATCTTCAAGTAGAGGTGATGGAGAATCGAACTCTGACTTGTCATAGTTCCAGTAACCATCCTTCTTGACGATCTTCAACTTGAAGTTTGCACCTTGCCAGAAGTCAAAAGGATTGATTGGAGTTTCATCCTCAAACTCTGGTTGCATTGCTTCCATCACTTTATCAAAGATCTTCTTACCATATTTGAATAAGAAAACCTTACCTTCATTCTGTGGATTAACTTGATCCTTTACAACATATATGTTGCTGTAATATGATAACTTACGCTTCTGTTTACGAACCGTATCCTTATCTGCTTCGTTACCACTGTTCCATAGTTCTCTATTGTAATCAGAGACGGGATCTTTACCACCAGTAGTAGTTAAAGAGTTCTCTATATACCAACCACCAGGCCCTTGAAAGGCATGAGAATAAAGTTTTGCCCACGGAATGTCCTCACCATCAGGAGATGGAAGGAATCGGATAACAGCATAACCATTACCTGTTTTGTCTAACTCTGGTTTCCAGAGACGCTCATCAGCACCTCCACCAGTAGTATTCATTTTCTCTACTTCTTTCACTAACTTTTGAGTCAGTGATCCAAGAGAGGATTGCTTTTTTAAATCAGCAAAAGACATTAAGATTACCTCGGATTAATTAGATTTGGCTTTTGTTTGTACTCTATTACTTTATCAGTCCACTTCATTCATGTCAAGTTGTTTCTTCATCACGTCAACCATCTGTGACATTTGACCAAAGATGACATTCATATCAACATTAGGGGGAAGACCCATAATCGTAGCAGACTTCTGGATATCATCCTTCATCTGCTTTGCTTCTGGATCATCCGATAAACTCAAACGTGCATAAAGAATCTTTTGTTTACCGATAAGTTTATCTAAAAGATTTATATGGTAGCATTTATCTTCATCATTCATATAATGAAACTTCATAACATTAGAATAAACTTCTTCTTGAAGTTCACTAATCTCTGCCATTTCAGCTCTGACTATTTCTGAATCGAAAAAAGTCATTCACCACCCTCTTGGTCAACAACTTCTACTGTTCCAGTTTCAGTTGGTTCTTCTGGGGTTACTTGACTCTCTGCAATCTGTTGCAAAACATCAATAGCACCAATGAGTTTGAGACGAGTCTCTTCTGCGGTGACAAGTTGTTGTTTTAGATTAGCAAGAACCTCTTCATTATTAAGAGCTGCCATTGGTTACTACCTCCTTTAGAATTTTTTTGTAACGTTGTACATTTATATTTAGGAAGGGTTTATATTTTTTAACCCTCCTACTGACGGTTTCCCACACGGGATCATTTAGATCCTTATCAAAATTTTTACCGTACCCAAATATTCTATCACATATTACCAAACTTTCCAAGCTTATGTTACCACCCAAATACTTTCTCAATATAGGAGGGTGACCCTTACTACAATCAAACACCTCATCAACCTTATTATCTGTAAACAAATCCTCTACTTCTTGCTTAAACACATATGATAATGACTGTACTTTCTTCTGCCAATCTTGATACCTACCTTCTCCTTCCTTTATCATCTCTCCTATCCATAATGACTCTGGATCAGAACAAGATGTAAAGTTAGCAACAAAAAATTCTTCTACTTCTTGATCAGTCTTCTGACGTGCAAACTTTTCAAACCAGAACCTATCCTTTCTCTTATAGAATGCTTGATGAGTTGCTCTTGTCTTGCCTCTATACTTCTGGTAGTCATAGTTATCTTTCGTGAAGTGATTCTTCATCGCAAGGTAACACTTATAGGCATCAAAGGGCATCATAAAAAAGTAATAAGGCGATTTTTTTGGCGGGAATTTTTTCCCACTTTTATGGAATCAAAAAACCAATTTCGCACGACTAGTGCGTTTTAAAAAGTTTAACTCTTGTGCTTCGTATTTAATTTTTTCTTTGAGGGGTTTGGATATAAGTTTAGGAACTGACTCAAGATCTATAGCATTTAAGTCACAGAAATAAACTATAGCATCAATGTAATTCATGTCACCATGTGTCTGTACAAGACCTTCAATTTCTTGTGCAAATCTTGCAGGACAAAAGAACTTGTCCTTCAATGCTTGTTCTAGTTCATTCTCCATTCTCGGCCCCAGTATTGTGAGATACAAATTCTTTTATATAGCGTACTAATAACTTAATATAATCCCCTTTATTTCTTTTGTCAAATACTTTTACATCACCTTCAGGAGTTACCATGATAGTGATTAACTTTTTGACAGGGATTTCAGTTAGTTCGTAATACGCAGATGCATAAAACATTTCCTGTACAAAATAGTTTTCCAACCACTTTTCAGGTTTAATTTTTGTTGATGTCTTAAAATCTATCACCGCTAATTCGCCTTCGTATTCAGCGATACAGTCCACTCTACCTGCAAGACCAAGGTATTCGGAGTAAAGAGTCCTTTCTATAGCGTGTATATTATTTATCTTGTCCAGATATGGTGCTGCATGATGGAACATGAACTGTGTTGCTGGTAGATAATCATCCCAGTTAAGTTCTTTATTCTCTAGGTATGCTTGTGCTGCCTCATGGAAATCAGTTCCACGAGCAGTTGCTTTCTTGGTAATCTTATTTGCTTCTTCTATACCAACTCTCTTCCTCCAGTTAATAAAGATCTGTCTATTATAGAAGGAAGTTACTGAAGTAATAGAAGGAACCCACTGACCACTAGGAAGTTCATACAACCTACAGCCAGGAGTCTCTTTCTTTTTTAATTCAAGGTCACCTAAAAAATTACAATGGGTAAAACTCATAAACCAATTTCCAATTTAGCGAGGATGTATTCTTTGACTAGTCCTGATCTAACGATATCCTCTACACCAAATTCAATTACATCTACTGATGACATGATACGAAGGATTTGCATGAAATCTATGATACCATTTCTCTCATTAGTCTTAATTAAATCTGATTGAGATGCGTCTCCACAGAACATAATCTTTGATTGTGCTCCTACTCTTGTCATTATACTATCAAGTTCATGATAATTCAAGTTCTGGAATTCATCTACGATAACAATTGTCTTATCAAATGTAGTACCTCTTATGAATGATGTACTCCAGAAGTCAATAGTATCCTGTGCCTTAAGATTACCATAGAGCATATTAAAGTCTGCTTCTGATGGCATCTCAAACATATACTTTACCATATGTTTGTAAGGTATCTGATAAAGATAAGACTTATCATCATGGTCACCTGGAAGGAAACCAATCTCCCTAGTAGCAACAAGAGACCTTACAATATAAACTTTCTCGTAAGGTGTTGATGGATCTAAAACATCTTTCAATGCATTATATAAGGTAATGAATGTCTTACCTGTACCTGCGACACCATAAGCAACAAGGTTTTGATCCTTGGCATATGCCTCGAACAAAGTCTTTTGATTATCTGTGAGGGGTTCTATGTCCCTCATCATGTCTGCATTGATTGGTTTTTTTCTTTTCATCTGCTTGGCCGTTAAACCTACACCAATAGGTTGATCTGCTTTCTTTTTACGTGGCATATTTAGAAACTGTAATCACGGTTCTTACGGACATTAGCACCAGGTTGTTTGGATGCTCTGTCTAATATCTCATTCCATCCGCTAGACCTTGCTTCACCTTTCCATCCTTCTATCTCTTGACATGCAGCAACACCTGCTTGCCAGTCCTTGTCCCACTCTGGGTTATCTTTTCTCCATTGATCATACTCTTTCATTGTCATAGAGAGTTCTTTTTTCTCTCCAGTTTCTTTATGGATGATTGGATATGTTGGCATAATAAGATAATTGTGTAGTTTTATTTAGACCCACTCTAGGGCTTCAGATACTGCAGGGAACTGCTCTACAAATATTTTCTTACACTCGGCAACAACATCCATGTGTTCTTTCTGTGTTCCATGTGCAGACCGTAGATTAATATAGTGGATCCATGAACGACATGAACCAGTCATGTATAATCTTGTAGGTGTTGCTAACGGGAGAACAAATCTCGCACACTCCTTCGCAATACCTGAAGCGAGGAGTTCATTGTAAAGATCCATTGACGCAACGAAATGTTCTGCAATCTTTTCTTGAAGGTCTGCCTTCTTGTTCTTGGGGATATCATCTATTGAATTTTGTCTATTTTTTAAATCTTGACTACGGAGATCAAACATAGGGATCTCATCTGCTAATAGATTAGTATCAGCATACCTCTGACTAAACTCTTGAAAAGTAAATGATCTATGGCGAAGTATTTGAGCACCAAGACCCCTTGTAGTTTCAATCTCCAAGGTCATGTGTGCTTGTTCAAATACACTCCAGTGTCCGTGCTTAATACAGTAACTTAATAGACCAGCAAACTTATCATCCA